ATCAGCCGCCAAGGGAGGTCGTGTTGGACAGAGTAAAGAAACTCATCAGAAATACTAACCCCGTTATGTAGATTAAGACACTTGCGGTTGAGATCGCCACCAGTAGTTTTTCGCATTGCAATAAACTCTTCAATCTCTGGATGGCTAATGTCCATATACGCTGCATAAGATCCTCTCCTAGTGACGCCCTGATTAAAGGCAAGCATCTGACTGTCTACGACATGCATGAATGGAATGCTACCAGTAGACTCACTACCGTTAGAAGTAGATACGCCATTACTCCTAACATCACCCCAATATCCACCCAAGCCTCCACCTGAACTAGCCAACCATATGTTCTCATCATAGTGATCAGATAGACCACGCCTTGAATCAGGAACATAATTAAGAAAGCAAGAGATAGGTAAACCACGCTTGGTTCCCCCGTTGCTAAGGATAGGAGTGCTAAACATGAACCAATTAGAACTTGCGTAATTATAAAGTCGCTGTGCAAGATCGAAGTCAGTATGTCCTTGATAAGTAGCAGTATAAACAGCGGCCCTTGCAAAAGCTTCTTGAGCATGTGTTTCATCTTCCCAAAAGTATCTGTCTTTTAAAGTTTCTAAAGAGAATTCATTTAGTAATTCTTCTTTATCATAGTCTATCTCTATGCCTAGATAATTCGTCTTCCCAGTTTTCAATGTCATCAATATCTTCCTTTTCTCTAAGCTGGTCTTTTCTGTAACCTTTAGTACGTGCTTTATTTTTAGATTGTTTTCGCTTGTTGAACCTTTCCCTGCGTTCTTCTTTCCTATCCCAAGACATCCTGATTCTCCATCAAGAACTTGAGCAATCGCTCCTCGTACCAACGAGCTTTGCGTAGGTCTTCTATGGGTTTACTCTTGTACCTGAATCTCCAGCGGTACTTCAATGAGTTACCACGTAGGTATCCTATAAACTCATCAGGCGTGAGCATAGCCTGTATTGCATCAATGCACTCAATGTCGCCGTTGTTATAATGCTCTGGATTGTTAACCATATCGTTGCCGCCGAACAAAGGATGGTCATTAGTGCCTTCCCATTCTTCTGCTTTATTCCATGCATCAGCTATAACAGTGTTAAGTTTAACCTTGTCCCATTCTTCTGGTGTTGCGTCATCAATACTCATTGCATCTCCAAGTTTGTCTTATCTGTCCTTTGTTTAAACTCTTCAGTCTCTCTACAGTCAGAGTCTATCCATGACTCTGGAATACTGTCCTCACTATACCATCTAAACCCATTCTTCTCAGCCCATTCTGCATGGGATCTCTTAGTACCATCTTTCCTTCTCTTTGCTCCCGGCATAGGAGCAGAAGGATTAGCAAACAAGAAAACAAGTTCAGTGTTTTTAGGTAAGGCTTTTCTTAACCACACGTACTTACTATACTCAGCATGATCCCAGAACCTGCCTTTAGATTCAAGAAGTATTCTCTTCTTACCTATAACCTTAAAGAAGTCTGGCTCGTATGTATGCTCTGTAACATACGGTACTTTCTCTGTATGGTGCTGCCAGTATTTAAGTATGCCTTCATGGAGAACAGCCTCCCATATAGAATCATACTTACTACCGTCAGGATTAACATACTTTTTAGGACGAGGTACTCTAGGCTTACGCGCTGCCATCTACTAGATTCCTTCTATGCACAGATGCTCGTTGCTCGTATGCTATTAAATTAAGATCATCAAGAGTAACAGCGTCAACATCAAAGTTACTGTCCTGCTGTACTAGCTTCTTTAGTTCTTTCTTGATCCATCGTGGAGTCATAGGCACACACCTGATACCTGATTTAACTGGAGCGTATATCTCTGTCTCAGGCATGAACTGCATGACGTTCTTAGTGTTGACTCTCTCAGCTTCTTCATCAGAAACCATGCTGCGCAGCCAATCAACAAGAAGGCTCTCTGTCTTCCTGTGTATTTGTTTTAATTTATTTTTATTCACTTGATTATTAGTTCCTGCACATTAGGAGTAGATGTTACCCTTGTGAAGTATTTAAGACCATTGGCGTATTTGAACACACGTAGTCCTCTACCGTTATTAGCATCAGACCAACATTCATTCTTGAAGCCGCAGTAGGCGCAGCCAGTAGGAAGGCGCATGTTACCTTTCTTACCCTCTGGTACGGGTTGATAACATTTCTCAGGAGGAGTATCTGATTTTAATTTATTTTTTAGACTATCTATTCTACCATTGACATTTGGTTTTGTCAAGTCCCCCGGACAATAAAGTGCAAGCTCTCCTGTCTCTTTATTGATAGCTAAGAAGCCTCCTTCATTAGTACCTTCGCTTGTTTCATAGCCTGAAAGCTGGTACATGTAGCCAAAAGGATCATCTTGGTACAGCGTACCCTCTTTGAACTTCTTGAAACCAAAGTTAGATGCAGTCTTAATGTCCACGACTTGTCCATCTATCTTACAATCTATATGACCTTTGATACCGTCAACAGTTACTTCCTTCTGCTCATCAGATACTGAGTGACCAGCTATCTTTACAAACAAAATTAGAAGTTCTTCTAGAAGGTGTCCGTACAGAAACTTGATATGGGTAGGTGCTTTGAGCGGAGTAGGTTCAGAATCTTTTTTAGACTCGTACCATAACTGCCTAGCAGGTCTTCCTATGTTGCTCATACGAAGTCCCTTGGTCTGCTTCTTAGGCTCAGTCCAGTGGACTAGGGCTTGCTTCATCCTTTCACCAAAGTCATCTATAAGATCCTGTGGAATGTCCATGTTCTCACCCTGAGACAGACACTCAATCTTTTGATAGATGTCTTCAACGAGTGTTGATAGATTTTTAGAAGAGTTCAAGTTGCTTCCCCTCAAATAGCTTATCTAGTTTATCAACAGCCAGACTAGCATCACAAACAAACCACTCACCTCTACGCTCGTACTTCTTTTCAAGAAGAGCATGTGCCTGTGCTTCAGCCTCTCGCCTGTTTTCAGTGTTGTATGCTTTTACTAACTCGTAGTCTCTGTATGGTGATGATGTTTGGTACTGCTTCAGTCTATCCTGTGCGTCTACAGCCATGCCTACTTTGCACCAGCTAGGAAAAGCAGGGTTGCGTATAATGTATACCTGACCTTGCTTGGAATTTTCATAGTTCTGTAGAGAGCTAAAGGCTGCATCAGTAAAACCTTTGTAATGCCCCGGCTTATGTAGAGGATGATCTTTAGGTATGTAGTTTCCATCTACCCACATTCTTCTCATATTCCTAGCTTTATTTTTTTCAGGATTATCTTTGTAGTAAAAAGGTTTACCTGTCTTTGGGTTAATCTTAGTGGGTTTCTTACCAGTTGTTTTTGACATCACCATTTACCACACCCCGCTTCTCTACAGTTAGGCCAATTAGGACATCCTAAATGATCATCTTCATTGTATGTATCAGTCTCATAAACATCGACGGTGTTAACTACGTCTTCATGGTATAGTAAGTTACTGCTCCCATAAGACAACCAGACTCCTGTTTCATTTGGAGTGTTAAACCCCTGCTCAAACTGATCATCAAAGAAAGCTATATCAACTTCAGCAGGATTGGCGTTTATCCAAAGAGTTCTTTTTGTAGAGTGCGATAGTCTTCCTGCGGGTTCGTACTGTATATTTAGACCGTCTTCAAAGGATGCATAAAATCCCATACTCTCTTCATCATTACAGATACTTGTTAGTTTTATTCTATCAGTGTGTTTCTGACCAGTTGTTTCCGACATTGTACTCTCCGTCTAGTGGGCATTTTAGATCAAGATGTTCGCCAGCAGCAACAATAGCTTCGACTCCTAGCTGACCTACTCTTTCCGCATCCTTCTCAAGAACCTCTAGCTGCCATTCATCATGCACATTAGCCACGAAGTGAGCATCCAGACCTTCCTTCTTTAAACTTCTGTTGAATAGTACCAGAGCTTGCTTCATAACAACAGCACCTGCACCCTGCAATAGAGTATTAAGTGCAGCATGTTCACTACGGACAAACAGCTTACGACCATCTAGCCCTTTGAGGTAACCTCTTTCAGACGCTGTTCCAACTCTATTTTTAAGAGACTTGAATGATGGTAGATTATCGAAGAAAGATTGTCTAAGTCTCGTACCAACTGTTCGACCTCCACCAGCCACGCTTCCAAGCTTTTCATCTCCTGCTCCGTATAGGAGTGCATATATGAATGTCTTCG